GGCCAGATCCACCCAATGAGACCCGTTGTAAAAAATAACGTCTCCCTGGTTCGCAGTGATTCCAGCGATATCGGTCAAATAGGCATGGGAGGTCTGCTTCGCGTTGAGCTGTGCCTGGATGGACGACGTTACGCCATCGAGATGCCCGAACTCCGTACCATCAATGGTCGTTACGCCCCTATACTGGCTGGCATTGATGATGCCTGACCCAAGATACCCAAGGCTGGCCCCTGAATTGACCGTCATTACCGCCGACGTATTGGATCCGGAGGTAATGGCGCTAAAGGCCGGAGGCGGAGTCGAAATAGTCAGCGTATGCCCGGAAATAGATGTCGTGGTCTGGCCTGATCCCAGGACGCTCAGGGTATCCGTCGGCGAACTTGCCGCGACACTACCTGAATTGCCGACGATGGTTTCCCACAGGTTCTGCGCAGCGATGCCGGCTAACAGGTTGGCCGTGGTGATTTTTTTGGTCGTCCCACTGGGCGCCATGGTGGTGTCGCTGACATCCACAATAACCAGTAAATCATCCGATGCAGGCGATGTCAGGGCAGTCAGATCCGATATCTTCTCAGCCGCTATGGCCGATGTCGCCCAAAGCAGGGAAATCAATCCCCATATCAGGATGGTTGTGTTGCTTGGCTTTCTTCCCCTTCGCATTCCTCTTGGCCTCTTTACTTTCCGCCACCTTCAACCTTCTTGTCAGCTTCCGTCCCCCGCGCCTTCCCATCTCACCCCCCAAACGCCCTTCTTTGCGTCTTTGCGTCTTTGCGTGAGCATCTTGGCCTTGCCCTTGCCCTTACATCCATCCCCCTACCGCCGGATCATCCTTCCCCGCCCACACCGGAGACCTCGCCCTTACCCCGCAATGGGGGCACCGGTCCACCTCTTCGTACATCTGATCATCCTCTACCCAGACGGCAAGACAACGGTTGCAAATCCTAACGGGCATCACTTCCAGGGCCACGGTTCGCGCATAAACCTTGAAATAATACCTATTGACACCGGACGTAATCCCCGCAACATAGACGTCCCCATAGATCTGTTGATCCGGCTGTATCCCGATCAGCGTATTGGCAGAATCGGGAGTCTCCGCAGATAACCCGGTTGCCGACGGATAGGCCTTGGCCAGATATCGCATGACGCTCTGATCAAATCCTATGGTGACTGGATCGCCCCATATCATGGAATCCCCCCAGGATTTAATCCCATGAGGATTCGGCGCTACGTCTATTCCGCCATATACAGGGTATGCCTTCAGATAATAGGGAGTCCCGTCCTGATCGTGTATTTCAATCACTCGCGGCGTTCCGGCTACCCGGGCGTCATCCAGGATATTGATGCCATCATAAACAGGATAGGCTCTCATACTCTTTAGAACGATCCTTCGATCTTCGCTTGCGCGTTATCCGGTGGTTTTTCTCCCGGATCCGCGTCCGATGATTCGTTGCCAACGTCCACAACCTGATACTCAAACCCGGCAATCACAATGGTCTCCGCAAATCCCCACCAGTCTGGCCTGAATTTAAATCCATATTCGGGCCACGTGGACGGATCGGACCATGCCTCTTTCTTCTTCCCCGCCGCCTTGGTCCTTCGGGCGTACGTCATGGCGTCCAGGTCGCTCGATTCTCCCTCCACCGCAGGAAGTCCCTCCAACTGCCTGGCCTCATCGGCCTCTTCCTGGGCCGCATAAAATGCCTTGGACAATTTTTCCCCCACACGGTCCCACCATGCCAGGGCGAGCTTGCGTTGATTCGCCGCCCCAATGATCGAAAATTCATCCCGGCTGCGCACCGGAGACTCGTCCTTGTATCCATACACGCCATTGGCATGTAGAAAAATCTGCCTGCCATCCGACTCCTGCCACGATCTGAGCACATGCACCGCCTTGGTAGCCACCGTCCCGTCGGCCTTCTTCACCTTCACAAACAACTTCTGCGCCATAACCCCTCCTTGGTTGATAGATCAGCCAGATCCGACCGATTAGCCAGATCCGACCGATCCAGAATTATCACTCCCCAATAAACACCATCTTGATGGTGGTTGCCGCCGGAGCGCCGCCGGTCCCCATTTCCACAAGTGGAGTATCGGCGCCCCCGGTATCTGCCGGGTCCACGCTCTGCCATATCCTGATCTTATGGTTGGTCCGGTCATATTTATACACATACCCGTCTCCAGAAGGCTGCTCGATCAATCCGATATCCGCCTGGCGCTGAAGTCCGAATCGTCCAATGGCCGGAAGCGGCACTCCGCCCGACGGATACGTCAAGGCGCCGTCGCCAAATGCAATGGTGGCGATCCCTACGAACTTACTCAACGCGCCGTGGCCGACATCCTTGTCTCTCGAATTGACGGTCACGGTCACATCTGTACTGGCTAATGCAGTCATATTGCCCCTCCTTCATGGTGATCAGCCAGACCCGACCGATCCGTCAAATCCGCCGGGTCCAACCGACCGTCCAGTCAATTACGCTGTTTCCACCATATTGCTTATGTTAGCCTTGGTCTCCGGGATCATTTTTACCAGGAGAACCGGCCAGAAATGCCCGGTTGGTGTGCCAACGGCTGCCGTGGTCAACTGCACCACAACCTCATCTCCAGGTTCCAGAAGAGTCCCCAGCGCGGCCTCGTCGTACAAGACGTTGTCAGCGGCGATGGCCCCCATGATAAAGTGAGCAATATCGGCTGCGCCTCGACCGACATCCGATCCGGCACTGGGACGCTTATCGAAATCGACCACCGGTGTGCTGGAAGAGCCGGCACACACTTCGGTCACCAAAAGTTCCGCCCGGACCACTTCGCATTTGAACGGGATGGGAATGATCCCAACGTCCGCCGCAGACTGGTCGCAATCCACGCCATGGTCGTCGTTGTAGTCCAGGGGCAGAAATACGGGCAGGGAAATCAACAGATCGCTTCTAAACATGGTATTACCCTCCTAAAATCAAATTGTTATCGGATGTAGGTTTTATAGGGCTTATGTGTCCTATAAGCCCTATAACCCTTTTCTGGTTTACGCACTCGCGACCCTGACAATCCGGGCTTCCCGGTCCGTCGCGGTCGGGAATTTCACGCCATACGCCACGGTGCCATACCAGGCTACAGCATGCCGACGGCCAAAGTCGGCCACGTAGTTGGGTTGAGCCCGCAGATGGGGGAACTCGATCTCGATCCGAGCCACGGCGTCCTTACCGAAAATCACGGCCTCGCCCAGTACGCTCCCGGACCCCACGCTGTTGCTCAGAGCAGACTCGTTATTCACCTCGATCATCCGCACCGATTCGACCTGGCCGATCTCTCCCCGGTAAATGTGGTCCCCCTTCTGGAGGTACATATTCCAGGCCTCGATCATCCGGTCGTCCCGAAGCCCTCGCAGGGCCTTGGTGCTCATGAGGCCGATGTAATGCTCGCCCTCATAGAATGGCACGTGCAGATCCTTGATCATGTAGTCCCGGATCGTGGACACATGATGCTTGGTCATGTTCACCAGCGCCGTGGTGGACGGCGTTCCGTCCGTGTCCCAGGTCCCTCCGGTCAGGCTGGTAGGGATGAAGCACACTTTGGCATCCGTCCCGGTAAACTCCGAAGCTGCGGCCACGTCCATGGCCTGGTTCATCTGATCGATCAGGGCCTCCTGTGCGGCCTGCCCAGGATCGAACTTGGAGAGCTGCTTCGCCAAATCGGTATATTCCACGCCGCGCCCCCATTCCTTGATGGTGATGTCCTGCTTGCCCATCGTGAGCTGATCGATCGGAATCCGGGTGGTCTCCTCCAGTTCCGCCGATGTGGGGTCGCTCAACGGTTTGTAATAAATCAGGGTGATCGACTCGCCCTTCCCCTTGCCGAACGAATCCTCTTTCTTGGTGAACGGCACAAACTTCCATTGCCTCGCCGCTACCTTCAAAAGCTGACCCGACAGGGCATTATTCTTATAGACGCCCGTTTGGGCATCAAAACTCCAGGTGAATGTCCCTTCAGTTGCCATTGTCTATCCCTCCTTGCTTGCGCCGGGCAGTCGCCTTTATGCTCCATGCCCATGCGACATGTCTTATAGTCGCCGCTCCTCCAGGGCCGCATTCAGCGCATCGTTGAGCGTGACCACCTGGGCCGCAGGGGGTTTCCCCGCGCTCCGGTCAGCCGGAGACTTGCCCAAAGGCAACGCCGCCGCCTGGTCCTGGTCCATCCGTTTCTTCGCATCCGCCTTCAGCCGCTCCTGAAATCGCTGCTCCTGTCGTTTGTGATATGCCAGGGTCTGATCCACTGCCCATTTGACCTGGTCGTCAAATGGGAGGGCTGTCCCGTCAGTCGCTTGGGCCGGCGCCTGGGCGCATACCATCCGGAAATAGTCATCCGATGGATCAATTCCTGCCGACTGCGCCCGCTGTTCCACCGCCGCCCACACCGCATTCGGATCCGGCGTTTGGGATACGGCTCCTGACTCCTGCCCCCTGACGCCTGATCCCTGCTCCCTGACCCCAGATTCCTGCCCCTTCGTCCGTTCCCATCGCTTCACCGCCGCATCCTTCTCGGCCCATGCCATTGCCACCTGTTTCCGGTAATCCGCTGCGTCCGGATCCAGGGTGTCAATCTTGGTCAGAGCCGCCTCGTGCTGCTCTGCAATGAATGTGGTCAGATCCTGGTCCAACTTCTCCTGTGCCTTGCGCCGCTCTTCCGCTTCCTGGGCCTCCGTGAGATCCGCGCGAAGCCGGGCGGCCTCCTGCTCGGCCTTGGTCTTGGCCGCCTGCAAGTGCCGGTATCCATCCTCCGCCGCCTCATGGTCCTTAAACCGAAATTTCGGCTTTTCTCCTTCCGGCGTATTCCCTTCCCGGGTTCCCGCCGCATCTCCTGTCTTCGGCCCCTTGTCTTCCGTCTCTTTCCCTTCGACCTCTGACTTCTGACCTCCGACCCCTGTCCCTTTCCCCGGAGGGCTGGCCTTCTCGTCTGGCTTTGGGGTAATGGCTCCTGCTTCGCTTTCAGCTTTCAGCTTCGAGCTTTCAGCTCCTTCCCGGGCCGCCTCAATGAGTTCTCCCTGGAATTTCGCCATGCCCTCGTCCATAATCCGATCCAGATCCAGCGTGGTCTCCTGCACTGCTTCTGCTCCCATAAACTCTCCTTCCTCCGTCATTCCGGCGCAGGCCGGAATCCAATCTCTTGCCTTTTGTTCTTTGCCATCTGCCCTTCCTCGGGGCCAAAAAAAAGGCCGACATGGAGTGTATGGTCTCCATACCGACCCTTTTTCTGATAGCGTTCGAGTGATCAGCCCGTCCGCCGCCCCTTTTTCATGGATTCAATCCCTCAATCCCTCAATCCCTCAATTCCTCAATCCCCCAATTCCTCAATTCCCCAATTCCTCAATTCCCCAATTCCTCAATTCCTCAATTCCTCAATCCTTCCTCATATATCCCCTATACAACTTATCCACCGCCTGTTTGGCCGCGTTAAACCGATGCCCCATGTCGGTGATAATCTTCTGATATCCCGACGCCTCCGGATCATCCCGGATCAATTCCAGCGTCCTGGCCACCAGCCGGTTCTCCACCAGCTCCCGGAACCGGGCACCCTCATCGGAAAATCCCAAGGCCAGATCCTCGGCCCTGGCCCGAAGCTCCGCCTCGGTCTCGGCCCGTTTCTGGGCCTGATCCTGCCTTCTCCCCGGAAGCACCTTCGGCCTCAAACTCACAATGTCAATGCTCGCCCCCGACTCCATGCTATCTCCTTAATCGATCCGTCAGATCCATCCGACCCGATCGATCTGTCCGATCTTCCAACCCCTTCATCAGCCCTGCCACTCCCTGGGCCGCAGCCAGATCCTGGGCTCCGTCCATCTGCTGCTGCATTTGGGACTGTTGCACCTGAGCCGCCTGTTCCACCTGCATCGCCTCTTCCGGAGAAACGATCACTCCCTCGTCATTCAGGTTCACCCGCTCGACCACGGCCTCAAGCGCCGGATACGGCTTGATGTACGGCCCGAACCTCGGGTCGTTGGCCAGAGGCATGATTACTTCGCGCAGGGCCTTCAGGGTCTCGTTTTCCTTCATGAGCGCCTGTATCCCGGACACATGGAATTTGCCATCGAACGGAGGGCCGCCAGAAACGCCATTCGGGGCCTCCGGGTTCGGCATAATCCCATACCGCATCAACTCCTCCGGGCTGAACAACTTGGCATAATCATCAAACCCGGCATGCGCCCGAATAATCTCCAGCCCGGCCATAATCGCCTCGATAGCCCCCCGCTCGATGTTGGCGCCCATGAGCGAATACACCCCCATAGCCTGGTCCAGGTTCATGGCCGCCTCACGATAGGTCATATCCTGACGATATCCAGGCAGCCCCTGCACCGCGTCCGTCACAAAACTCCCCCGCTGAAATTGCTGATCCCGGTACTGCATGGCGGCGAGCACATCACTGGTCCGGCTTCGCCTGTCCACCGTCCGCACGGCCTGCTGACCGGCCACAGTGTCCCGCACCGCATACACTTTGCCAGGCCACCCTTCCACATCGTTAGGATCCACCAGGGCATCCACATTGACCTCGGTCATGGGATTGACCACCCATTGCAGGTAGTCCTGATCCAGGCACATGATATTGTTCATGGCCTCCCACACGGTCAAAATCCCCTCCAGAAGACCCCGCCCGCCGAACGTCAGCAGGTTGGGCAACGGAGAAAAGGCAATGCCCGGCCACCGCAGCCTCTCATATGGAACGGCCCTCGGCTTCTGGATCACCCGTCCACCGGCAATGGTGTACGTCGCCCTGGGCAACAAAACTTCTCCCTTTGGATCGAGCACGATGCCCCAAAACTCCGATGTCAAAACCATGCTCCGAAACTGGGACCGCTCCCAGATCATGGATTTTCTGGCCGCAATGGCCTCCTTGGTCATAAACGGGTTCTGTGGATCTTCGCCGTCCACTTCCTTAACGCGGGCCACATCAAAATACCGACCGGCACGCTCTCCCCTTTTCAGGACAAAGTAATCCAGCCACTCCTGATGGATCCAGAATATGCCCGACTGACAATCCCTCGTCAGGGCATCCGGATCCCGATGGACCTTCCATGGCTCCACCAGGGCGTATTCAAGCCCTGTTCCCGGCATCCATCGGGGCACCATCTCCAAAGACACGCCAATGGCCAATGCCATGGTTACCGCATCCGTGAACCGAATCACAAAATCCGAATGGCCGTTGTCCAGGTGCCGCTCCATCACCTTTTGGTAAAACTCCCCGGCAGCCTTGTTCGAGAAATTCTCGACGGACAGATAGTTGGGCGAAAACGCTTTCTTCACGGCGGCGGCCCCATACTGAACAGTCGCAAAGGGTTTCGGGACAATGGTCCTGGCCTGCCACTCCTCCTTGTCGGCATACGACAAAGGCTCATTCTCGTTGTAAACATTCCAGCAATCCGATTGAACCCGGCGAATCTCTTTCTGGGCCTCGATGCTCTGCGTGAGGCAATCCTGGCAGTAGTCCACAAAATGCTGCTCATTCTCACCGGCATAGGCCGATGCAGCCTCTTCGCGCTCGGCCATCTCCTGCGGATCCGCAACCGACCAGGGGGGCATAGTGTCCATGCTCCGCTTCCGGTTCAGCAATTCAAAATTTGGGTCTGCCATCTGAATGGGCATCGCGCCCTCCCGCTATCTGTCTTATCTGTCCTATTCGACCTATTCGTCCTATTGACCCTATTGTGCCACCACCGCCGGTCCGCCCCTCGGTATCGCTCTGAATCGCACCCGCTCCTGGATCTGCCCGCCACCAATCATAATTTCCGGAACCATCACGCAATCGAACCGCTGCAACACCAACTGCACTTCCGCCAGGCACCGCTGCTCCCGGATCGCATCGTCCCCGACAATCTCCTTTACAGGAGGAGCCCCATGCCGTATCGCACTCGCCACCTTCCTCATGTCCCCCCTCATCGTTTCATCCTCCCGCCGTCATCCCGGCGCAGGCCGAAATCCACCGCCTATTCAATCTTGACGCCACGCTCTTCTTTCCCTGGAAAGCCAACGGGAAACGTCGGCTTTGGGACCATCCCGAATGTCTGGCCGAGCAAAGTCAACACTTCGTCATCCGTGACATTCGGGGTGATCTTAGCGATAATTTTAAGCAGGCCAATGATCATGGTCAGGGTAAGCCAATTCCCGTTGATGAACTCAATCAGATAATTGTCAAAGCTGATCATCGGTCTACCTCGCCACCCTACTTCTTAGACGGGAACAGAAAAATACAGGCCGCATCGATCATCAGGCTCACCGCCGATTCGATCTTGGCCCAAAGCTCCGGAGTCCCTGTAAATCCGGACGCTCCTTCGACCATGGCTTTGACAGCCTCCATGACATATTCTTTTTTCTGCTGACCGCTGTCCGGAGTACCGTCAAACAGTTTTTCGGCCACACCCATCAATCGAACCACCACCGGTATCAACCGCAACACAATCGTCAACCATCCCATAGCATTCTCCTTTCACTCATTGACCCATTGTTCCCATTCCGCATCTTCCCGCCTGGCCTCCGCCAGCTTCCGCTCCATGTCTCGTGCTCTTCGCTCCCGGCCCTCTGCTCCCTGCTTACCGCTCCGCCACACCTCAACCTTCCCCTCAACCTTCCAGTGCCCCCGACGCCTCGCCATGGCTTCATACAAATCATTGGTCTCGGTCATCAGGCAATTTCCTTTGCGAACTGATGATGTCCCACCTTATCCAGCAGCTTCAGTTTATTCGTCCATGACGGCTGCACAATATCCGGATTCCAATAATGCGTAGCCCCCTTAGTAACATCGCTCACATAATCATTCACAACTCCCCACGCCGCATACTTGCATTCCCGCCACCAAATCGCCTCTCGAACCGGCCTCATAATCTCCGGACGAAACTCCTTTTCATTGAAACAACTGAAATGGAGCCGCTTGGACAACACCCCCTGATACGAGTCCGGCCACCGCCGATCCGCCACCCGGTTCCTGACGGTGCATGCCACATACAGCTTCCCCAGGAATGGCTCGATGGCTGCCTCCCCGACGATACAGGCCGTTAAAGCGGCTTCGGCGTCGAGCCCTTCCAGCCACTTATAAATCCTATCCTGCGTCCATCGATACGGTTCCAAACCCAAAAACCCCGTTCTCACACAAAGCCACGAAGTCACGAAGGCTTAAAACCCCAAAACGCCCTTCTTTGCGTCTTTGCGCGACATCCCGGTTTTGCCCTTGCCCTTCGCCCTTAACTCACACATTCGCCCTTCTTTGCGTCTTTGCGTCTTTGCGTGAGATCCTGGTTTTGCCCTTGCCCTTCGCCCTTAACTCACACATTTGCCCTTCTTTGTGTCTTTGTGGCTTTGTGTGAGATTTTGGCTTTGCCCTTTGCCCCTACATTCCAGCTCCAGGACTGTTCGGAAATATCCGCTCGAAATTCCGCTTATACGCCCGGCTCCCGCGCCCGGGACTCCAGTCCGTCTCATGGCACCGACACCCAGGGTGGCATCGATGCGTATCGGGTTCACCATTCCATCCCTCATCCGGATAAGTCACCGCCCCACAGTCCTTGCACTTGAACACCTGCTCCCCGCCGTCATAGGGCCCCCCCTCCGTCATCTCCCAATACCTATCAAACCGCCCACTCATTTCCGGCCCCGTCCCTTACGTCCCCTTTGTCCTTTTCGTCCTTTATCGTCATACCCCCGCCCCACCGGGTTCTCCGGATGCTTCGCGTTCCAGATCCGCGCCGCCTTCCCCTGCGCTGCATCACGGCTCATCCCCTCCGCGATAAACGCATCCCGCATCCGCTCGTATCCCGCCGGCACGGCGTCCACCCCCACCTTAAACTGTCTTTGCCACAGCCTTGATCGCATCGGTGATAGTGGTCTTGGTTGCAGGATTCTCGATACGGCATTTCTGAATGATCACTGACATCCGCTTACCGCGATCCCACTCATCCCTATTTTCGGAAACGCTCGACACGTCTCCAAACACCATCACCATAACCTTGTCGCCAACACTGAGATTCTTAAACCCGTCAGCAGACACCGTGCTATCTTCCGGGATATACACATCCAACTTAGGCTTTTCTTTTGTTCTCCTCATCGGCTGAGCTCCTTTAGACATGGATTACACTCCTTTGCGCCCTTCGCGTCTTCACGGTTCAATCTCTACCCCACCGCCCGCTTCTTGTAATTCCCGCTCCGATAACTTCTCGCCAGCCGCGCCCTCGTCTCAAAATCCTTCGCCCCCATCCGCCTTGCCGACACATCCAGCCTCACATACGGAAACAGCACGCTCACCATGTAGCTGAACGCATCCCCCGGATGGCTGAATCGGTCCTTCACGGGCAAGGCCCCCACGATATTGCCCGAGTTGTCGGTCTTCCAGTGCCATCCTCCATTGAGGCACCTGTGGAGCAAATAGGCCGACTTCGAGATCAATACGCGGGGGCTTCCGTCCGTGGCATTTCTGAGAAGGGCGCTTTTGGTGGGATCGAGCCTCGCCGACCATCGGGTAGGCCCGGGCTCGAATCGGGTGCGAAAGGCTTCTTCCACCCGGCGGGCTGCCGTCATTTGCGTGCTGGACTGGTCCGGCGTCCGCATGGTCGGATCTCCGATGTCCCGCCAGTCCTCGATCTTGTCTTTGTATTTGGGCGTGTTGAGAAGCGGCTTAACCGATTGCTCGATCAGCTCGTTGACCCCGATGTTCTCCCCCACGCACACATCATGGATCCATATTTTCCCAGGCGGGACAAACTGGCCTATCACGCAGGCCGGATTCTGCCAGGCATCCCACCCGCGCACCCCGGCAGCGCCGGGGACCACGGGCAGGATCTTGTCTGAGAAATGAAACAGCGGATTGTATTCCGGCGTGACCTTTTTACCCTTTTGAACCGGCGCGGCCACCCCCAATACATACCGGTAATGCTGACCGGTCCCTTCAGCGAATGCCGCCCGATGAGCCGCCCTGGCCTGTGGATTGAGATTTCGGTTCTCGCCGTAGGGTATCCGAAACACCTGTTTCCGGATCTGAAACCCCGTATCCGGGTCAGCCCCATACACATCAGGCTCGTTCGCTAAATCTTCGGTCCAGTGGTCTTCGTCCGCCGGGTTCTGGGTGATCTGCACCCGCATCAGTGTCCCCCGTTGCCTCGCGGCCCTGGCCATCGCCAGCTCAAACACCGACCTCGGCAGCCCCGCATTGGCCCGCTCGATAATCGGCGCGGGCTCTTCCAGCCAGATAATGGCATACTGAGGCCCCTGGAGTTTACTTAGAGAGGCCGGGTCATCGATGCCGAACAGGTCCATATCCACCCGTGGGGTGGAATGGATGATCATTTTTTTGCAATCGTCGTGGAAGGTGACGCGGGTACCCAGGATATCCTGGATATCGGGGACGGTAGAAATCTTGATGTTCTGGTGGGTATCTCGGATCAGAGCGCCTCGGATGTTGCACCCGCAGCGGGCGGCATGGGCGATCAGGCCCACAATCCCGGCAACGGTCTTTCCCTCGCCCATCGGCCCGATCAGCATGACGATCTCGGCGTCCGAATGGACAAACGCGCTTTGGGTTGGACTCAGTTCAAACACCAAATCCTTGGCCACGATGCTTTCTCCGTTGCTGCCAGTCGTAAAGCGATGCGATGCCCTTCCCGATCAAAACCCCAATCACCAACGATCCGGCAATAATCAGAAGCGATACCAGCATCACTCCTTGCCTCCCCTGATCACAAACGGCCGATATTCCTGATGGCCGTCGCCATCCGTCTGCATTCTTGATTCCGCCGCCTGCCGATCCACAATCACAATCCGGCCCTTGCCCTCATCATCCAACAGCCCGGCCTGCCTCAGTTTCAGGTCAATAATCTTGATCGCCGTGTTCATGGCCGCGTCTCGGTTCTTCTGAAGCCTGTCTTCCCTGGCCATCAGCTCCAGGCAGTCCCGCATAATCTTCTTGACGAGAACCCGCTGCCCGTCGACGTCACGTTCCTCAAGCAGCATGACCCGCCAGTTATTGATCCACCCGGCGATTTGCACCGCCGCATCGGCCATGCGGTCAACGCGGTCCTTGCCGGCCTCCCTCGCCCATTCCAAACACTGGGCCTCCATCTCTTCGAGAGCCTGAAGATCGTCCGGAACCACCTTATCCACATGCCTCCGGATCACCTCGAAGGCCTCGTCTCTGGCCGCCTCTCTCATGCGGGTCACATACCGGCACACGGCAGACTCAGACACACCCAGATCCGGATGGTCCGCCCTGAGCTGAATGGCGATCCGCCTCGAAGACAACCCAGTGGCGGCCAGGCTCTGCACCTCGTCCGCCAACCCCATCGCCTCAATCTTTGTCCGCTTGTTGGCCACTTCTATACGTCCTATTCGTCCTATCGGCCCTATTCTTCCCATAAAAAAAAGCGGCTGATGGAGAGCATGGCCCCATACAGCCGCTTTGATATTCAGTTGTCGCCCCGGGGGATCAGTCCGAACGGCTATTCAGTTTTCGAGAGTTGCGTTCCGGGAGCTGGTGAAAAGGAGGCGTCGTCTCTGGCTGGGAGACTATAAAAACCCCAACTCCCGGAACGTCTTCACGGGGCAATCATAACACAGGTTTTTAGAGACAAAGCCCAACCGTGTGAAAAAAATTTGAGACGCCATGTATTGCCACTTATCGGGAAACATCACAAAACACCCACCGTAAAAAAATGCTTGACAAGGGTTTCCAATCCCGTTCTTACAAAAAAAGTCCTTCTTTGTGGTCTCTGTGCCTTTGTGTGAGACTATGGTTTTGCCCCTTGTCTATTACTCAGTCTCTTGGAGTGAAGGTAAAGAAATCAGGGTCCCGCCCCAAATCAATCTCCATCGTCTCGCCAGTCCTCGTATTCCTCAGCTCAAGCGAGTTCCGCACAATCCCGTACCTCCGAGTTCCTTGGATCTCCTCCCCTGTATCCTGGTCCCGGATCGTCATATACGTTTTCATCCCGTCAAAACTCCCACGCTCCCTTACCGTATAACGGTGCATCGTCCCGTCAGAGTCCCTGACCGTCATCCTCTCTTCCCACGCCGATGCCCCGCCAACCCCCAGGAGCATCATCCCTATTGCCACCGAAACCATCCATCCCTTTTTCATCGTTTTCCCTCCTTCGCGTCCTTGACGGTTCAATCTTCAGAATGGAACATCATCATCCGCCCCAGTCGGCACATCCGGCTCCTTGACCGGCGGAGGATCGCCGTAATAGTCGGTCGATGCCGCCCCGCCGCCCTTCCCTCCCAACATCTGCATGTTCATGGCCACCACATCCGTGGCCCACCGCTTCACGCCCTCCTTGTCCACATACTCCCGCGTCTGGAGCTTCCCCTCGATAAACACCTGCGATCCCTTCTTCAGATACTCGCCCGCAATCTCCGCCGTCTTCCGCCACAACACGACCCGATGCCACTCCGTCTTTTCCTGTTTTACCCCAGACTTGTCCTTCCACGTTTCCGACGTCGCCATCCGGATCGACGCCACGGCAGTCCCGTCAGGCAAATACCTCACTTCCGGGTCTGCCCCCAAATGACCAATGAGTATCACCTTATTTATCCCCGCCATTATTCCCCTCCTTGCATTGCAGCCCTCAGCCCCATGATAAACGCCCGAAGCCTGCATTCGGCATCCCCATTCATCGCGTGCGACACAGGGTTCATCTCCGACCTGGCAATCCGCTCCATAATCCATCGGATCACCTTCTCCACGTCCTCCACATCCATCTCAGTCATCATCTTCCTCATCCATCTCAAGCAATTTTGTTTCCCTCTCGATTTCCGCCTCTATCCTCTCCGCATCCGACACAATCCGGCAGTATTCCCCGGCTACATTCAAATACACCGCCTGATTCTCATGGCTCCCACTCCCCTTCAACACCCCGTCAATCAACGCCATCGCCTGCTCCAAAATCCTCACCTGCCCCTTATCCGATATCATCCCTCCCGCCCTCCCCGGCGCCAGCCGCCATCAATCGTCTTCCTGAATCCCCAACCCGCTCCTCAACTCAGATGCCTCCGTCCCCAGATAATAACCCATGGCCTCCAGGCACCCATACAACCCGCCCATAAACCGCTGCGTCTTCTGGATGGGGCTCCCTCCTTCCGAATAGTCCCCATCATTGATTTGGCCGAACAAACTCCCCAGGGCCTCCACTCCCGAGGCAATCCGGTCGATCCGGATGGTTGCCGCCTCCAGCCCATAAATCCGCTGCCCCAGCAGCTCCCTAACCGTCTTCTCGTTCTCCGTGCTCATGCGGCCCCTCCTTCTGCAACAGGCATGGCAACCGTCGGGATCACCACGCCGCGCACCGGCGAACCGTTCAACCGCAACTGAATCACCTGGGCGCCGGGCGCCTGGAGGAGAGTATCGCGCACCGGGGTTTTTGACCAGTCGTGCCGCGCATCGGGAAGCAGGCGCTCCTCGATCGTTCCCGGATGAAAAAACACACCCCTGTTCGTCTTCTTCAAGCCGTAATGCTGCAACAGGCCGTTGTATTTAACGTACATGCTATCATCGGAGATGATTTCAGCCACAGTAAAGCAGTCATCCTCCCCATTGTCTCCATTCCCGTTCACGGGGATCATGCAACCCATCAGATCACCCATCAGGGTCATCCCCCGTTTATCTGCCAACTCCTTGAAATCCCAGTTGGGCACATACTCGTGAATATGGGCGATGGCAAGGCAGTCCACCCCGGTCTCCTCCCGGGTCAACCGGTTGGCGGCCACAATCTTCTGCCGACGGTTCATGGACCCGATCCGGCGATAGACCCGATACGACGCATCGAAAGCCCTGGCCACACACACCAACTTGTCAGCCCCGGTCCGAAGACGCTCCATCGCCTCCTCGCCAAACGGCTCAACCTCCCCCTGCGCCCCCGCATCGCGTTCCACCCCCGGCATCGCATACCGCCCCGTCTTTCGAATCGCCGGAAGGACCTCATGCGTCACCCACCGCCGAAAAGGCCTCGCCGCCTCCTTGTTCGACCGGATGATCAAAGTGTAGAGCCCGGATTCGGAGACCGTCCAGACATCCCGGTCTTGACCTGATACGTAAATTTTACGGATCAGCTTCTCATCATCGTCCACTTTCTCTACCGCCTGGCTCACATCTTCGATCCCCACAATGTCACAAACGTCCTTCGCCACAAACCAGAACTCGCCGTCTTCATCCTGGATCACCCTTACCTCATGCTCTTTATACTCAAACGGTATAACCTTCGTTTCCATGATAAATCCTGCCTTAGATTATTGATCTCCGGGCATAAAAAAAGCGCCCGAGTGTTGTCAGTGGCTGTAAGGGAGACCACCCCGGCGCGTCGCCACGCCGGGACACTCGGGCGCACTAATTGCCCTAAATAAAAACACCCCTTCCCGCATCTCAAATTGACGCGGTTCGGCCGGGGCAGCCCCCTTAAATTTTCTGACGCCTTCACACATATCAAACCCCGCCCGCCATGTCAAGGGATTTTTTAGCGATGTTTCATCATGTGCCATATACACAGCCACGTAAGCCCAATCCCAATAAGTAAACCAGGCCATCCTGCCAGCGCATACCCGCCGATAATCGGAGCGGTAAAGGCATTTAAAGTCAACCAAATAACAAACAAAACAGCAGGTTCTCTCTCGCTTTTATCGCTGTTTAAAAACCCGATGACCATAAGAACGGCCACCAAGCATTGCAATCCAATCGTCAATTGGGCTACCGTCATCTCACACCCCCCACCCCCATATCCCTGTAAACCCTCATCCTCCCCCGATAACTGCCCTGTAACACCACCGGTTGCTTTCGGTAGATGCCACACATGCACGGAAAATCCGGGTGTTAAATAGGGCCTAACCGTTCCATAAAACCCTACCGTTCGGCCCACCATGAAGACGCCATATTTTCCCGTCATATGACGGGACTAAACCCGATTTCCACAAATCACAGACTGATTGGAATGGGTAGTTTCCTG